GGGCTCTGGAGTTGGTGGTGTGGATCGTTCGATCCACGTTGGTACGATTGTGGCGGCTGACCCGGATAAACCGGTGAAGGATTTAGAGGAATTGCAGCTTTTGGCACGTATGCGTGGAGGTGACGAATAATAGTGGGTACCCAGGTCAAATGGATTGGCGCAGACGGTTCTGAATGGGATTTGGCTACTGGCGCTCAGGGGGTGATTTTGGATACGGATTTTGAGGGGTTGGAGTGGCCGGAGATCACCCATCTGTGGGATGAAACAGGAAGTTTACTTTTGGGCTCTAAAACTGGGAATCTCGCCCCCACAGCCCGGGTTATTGTTGGGCCTGATTTGACCGGTCCTGCTTGGCGTACGTTGAATCAGAGGTGGCATAATTCATTATCTCCGTATAAAGATGGGATTTTACAGGTGAATTGGTGGAATCTGCCTTGTCGCCTCCGGGCAACGCCGGGCACGTCGTTTTTCTACGATCCCACAGAGAATTTTTCGGATCAGCCCACACAGCTACTACCGCTGATTTCGTACCGGAGCTACTGGCAAAGTGGTACGCATTATGCGACTTTGTCAAAACAGGCTGCTGGAAATTCCTTATCTACATCCTCATATAGCAAAATGGAAGCACAAGCATCAGGTGTTATCAGGGTAAAATCGCCCCTTGGATATCCCACGTATCCGGTGTATAAAATCAAGGGCCCAACCGCTGGGCCTTTGCCGGTCCAATCCCGGTTACGTATAGGAGATGATGTAAAACTTTTAGGCAGGGCTCTTACGGCTTCGGAAATTTTAACTATTGATACTGATCCTGCTACTAGGTCGATGACATTAACATCAGGGAATTCGGTTACCTCAGGTTGGAGTATCGCAGATGTGCGATTTGTTCCCGTGGGCCCTGAAGAGTTGAAACAGTGGAGTATATCGCCGGCCAGTGTTGGTGTTGGGGGGTATGTCAATATCACGCTGCCGCGTCTTTCCCCTTCTCCGTTCGTATAAGGGAAACTTATCATGTCGAAGATTTATCACACCCCGTTTGGTGATACGCCGGAGCCTATTGTTTTCCGTCTGGTGAATATGCGGAACGAGCAAGTAGGCGGGTTTAGGCATGTGGAATCTGCATCTGTGACCTGGACCGTCCACGAAATAGCCACGGTTGAAATTAGGCTACCGTGGGATGACGAAACTATTCCGCTGCTTATCCCGTGTGATGGGACAGTACTTATAGAGGCAGACTGTAATGGGGCTATCAATTATTTCGTGCCGCGGAAAATCGAGGTGCAAGGCCTGCCGCACCGAGCGCCGGGCGTTACGATCTACGGCACTGATGCGAAAGCGGCGATTTTTACGATGATTGCCGGTATGCCGCTAGCGCTGATCAAAGGAGGCCCAACACCGATTGGGAAGGTCTATAGCGAGATGGTGCAGCGTACGAATTTTCCTGACGGTCGACGCCGCGAATTCCTGGTGAAACAGCCCGACCACGCGACCGCTGGCGGCGTGATGATTGATCTTCCCACAAACGGTTCGATTGAGGGCGGAACAATCCTCGACGTTTTAGGCGATTATGTTTTCAGCAAAGGGTATCGGCTCAGGGCAGATACAGTTTTTGACGCCCAGCGAAACCGTTTCCTAATTCATACCTGGGTCGATAAACTTCCTGATGAACGGCACGCGTGGGCTCTTGCAAAGGGGGATTTTTCGAGTTGGAAATGGACCGCGCTTGGTTCTGATGCCCAATATCTAAGTATCACATGGCAAATTCCAAGACCTGATAACAAAAAGCAATATTCCGGTGATTATCGGACCACTAAAAAGGACAAAACCGCTGGTTTAGAGTATCGGGAAAAAGCTATTTCCATGCCCGGCGCGCTCCCTGATGCTAGAAACCGTGCAGGTGGAAGCTATTTCGATAATCCTGGTAATGATGCTTTAGGGCCTTACCAGGAGCGCATGGAAATGGAGGTGGAATTGTCCCCTGCTTCACGATATACGGTTGGTTCCCGGTGGCCTGGGTCCCGAACGATCACACCGGGCGCGCAGGTGAATGTGCAGTTTTCGGAAAATGGATCGTTCCAGCAAGTTTTCTATATCACCCGGATTGAAACGAGTTTTACCGCAAGCGGTGTTTTTACGGTAAAGCCTATATTGCAGCAGTCCGATAGATCGTATATGAATGTTTGGAATGCTTCGGCGAATTTAGCGAAAACTGTTCGGATTATTTCGGGTAAAAAGTAATAATTTAATCTGGCTAGTAATCGTGTTTTTCAGTGGTATTAGGCCTTATTTTGGTGATTTTTTGCAATATCCGGTTCGTACGTTAGGGTTTTAGTAGCTCGTCGCCCATGTGGCGAAGGAGTATCCGGGGCAGTGTGCTAAGCGCGCTGCCCCCGTTTTTATGCCTACCAAACCCCACCAAGATTCCTCTGGTGGGGTTGTCGCATATATACAGCTTCTCCGGCGCGCCGGGTTGAATGTGGGGGCAATATTTTTTACTGAGGGAGGGGTAATTATCATGGCCAGACAGTGGCCAATGCTTCAAGACTCATACACCTTGACGAGTGGTTTTGGGCCCCGCTGGGGCACTCATCATAGTGGGCTGGACTTCGGGGCGGCTGACGGCACACCGTTCTACGCATGTGCTGGTGGTACGGTGCAGTATATCGGCTTAGCCCAGGGGTACGGGCAGTGGATTGTGATTGATCACCCGGATAGTGAGGGTGGCGGTTGCACCGAATACGGTCATATGTGGGATGCGTTTGCTACCGGCTTGAAGGTGGGGGATTGGGTGCATGCTGGTCAGCTTATCGGCTATGTGGGCAGCAATGGCGAATCAACCGGTCCGCATCTGCACCTAGGCGTACATGAGTATGACTACAGTAGCCGGCTGGTGGATCCTGAGGAGTGGCTACGGGGTTGTCCGCACCCGCTACCGTATAACACGGTGCCGAATAACGTCACCGGTACGATATTCGGCGTAGATGTGTCAGAGCACCAGGACGGCATGAGCCTGGTTGCCGCAGCTAACGAGGGTATCGACTTCGCTATTATCCGCACCAGTGACGGTACTTACCAGGATCGTGCCTACCGCAGCCACGTAGACGACGCCCGCGCCGCGGGGCTCGTAAGCGCCGCCTACTGCTATCTGCGGAACCCCAACGAGGGCACCAGCATTCAGCAGCAGGTAGGTGCCGCCCTAGAGGTCATGGGGGATAGCCACCGGCTACCCATTTGGCTGGACTGCGAGACTGACGCCGGGCTGACCGAGGACCACATTTGGGAGGCCAAACGCCTGTTCGAAATAATGGGGGTAAGGGTGCCCGGCGTCTACACCTACGTGCCGTGGTGGGAACAGCGAATCCACGGTGGGGAACCGGATTCCCACCGGTTCGGCGCCATGTGGGTCGCCGCCTACGGAAACAACCCACATGGCACGCCACGGCTCCTGTACGGGGGTAATTCCCACCCACAGTGGGATTACCCACTAGGAAACCAAAAACCCGCCATCTGGCAGTTCGGCTCCAACGCACGAGTAGCCGGCTACGACGTGGATATCAACGCCTACCGCGGCACCCGCGCCGAACTCGAACACCTGTTCACTGGCGGCATGCCCGCCCCAACCACTAAAAACGAAGGAGAATCACAAATGCTACGCTGGATTTTGGACCAACTCGTAGGCCCAGAATGGGAGGGCGACAAGCCGAAATTCTCCGGCTGGAAACAAACCGAGGGGAAGACACTTACCGACTATATTGCCGACAAGCTCCGGCTCCTGCCGGAAATCGCCCGAACCGTGGCCACGCTCCCGGAGCGGCTAGACCGAATTGAAAAACTCCTCACCGCCGGCAGCGATAACCAGCCCTCCGGTGAAGCCCCGAAGCCCTCCCAGAAAGAAGCCGAATAAATCATGATGACTATCACATTTTGGAAGGACGCCCTAGGGCGTGCACTGCGTACCGCAGCCCAGACGGCAGCAGGATGCTGGACCACTGACATGCTTATCATGGATCTACCATGGAAAGTCATGCTGGGACTAGCCGGCACCGCGGCGCTATACTCGATCCTCACCTCGATATCGACCGAACCAATCGGCCCCCGCGGCGTCGTGGCCACAACCGACCTCACACCAACACCCGCCGGTGAAACCGCGCCGGGAGGCGCCACCCATAGCGCAGCCGGGAAGCCGCCTAGCAGCCCCGTAGAAGCGTCAGAAACCACCACTGGTGGTTCCGGTACTACCGGTGGGGAAAACCTGCTATAATCGGGTACAGAACATCATTAGGGGAGCCCCGCATCAGGCGGGGCTTTTCCTATTTCCGGCTACGGGAATATCTGTGGTAGAATCCTGGTACGCAGCACTAGCGGCGAGAGTGGAAAACTGGTGTTCAATATCCATCTAAAATCCCCCGGGTTCTCACGGTCCGGGGGATTTTAGCTTGTAAAACCAGATAAAATTTCGTACAATTTTTCTGGAAGCGATGATTGTTGCTAATTCAAGTTTTTTCATCCACTAAGGGCCCCGGAAACGGGGCCC